TACAGAAGTAGTCCGGTACTTTACAAAAAGTGCCTGAAACCGCATGAGAAGCCGTTTGAGCAGGTATAACGCCGCTTGCCTGCCTATAGCCAATGGATACCTTGACAAACCACAAGATGTACAGACAAGTTCTGGGACTATCTGGCTAGTGGTGCCAGGAAATTGGTACTTCTGGGGGATATGACCGTTTTTGTGAACTCAGTTATATTCGGGCTAAACCCGCGCTACAGGCTGGCCCAGGACCCGCAAACACCCACATTTTTAGCCGAAAATCGTTAGCTCGCGCCGGGAATATTGCTACAACCCTATAGCAATCTGTTATATCACCCTGGGATGCATAGGCGTGTGCGCACACGACGTTATATATACGCGCATGTGCATGCGTGTACGCCTGTATGCGTATGTACGCAGGTGCGTATAGGTACATAGGGGTAGGCTACACACACATAGCCTGTACGGGAACGGACAGATCCGACTACTGAGACTACGGTAGGCATGTACGTACAACTGTACATGGACCTCACCGATTAACAGGTGGGGCGGTGGGGCTGTCTGGTGGGGCGGATGTGCGCTTGTTAGACGGTCTAGTCAGTCAGTCTGTGTGGTGTGTGGTAGTGAGGATGTATTGACAGGTCTGACTTGTCATGACGTGTATGCTTGTCTAGGCATGTCTGTGAGTGGGGGACACGCTGTCTGCATGTACGGATGTCTGTCTCAGTCGCATGTCCTGGCGGGTCTGTCTGCCTGTCGGTATGTCCTGTCCTGTCTGGTCTGTGAATAGGCATGTCTGCATGTACGCACAACCGAATAATAGAGGCATGTCCTGATGAAACAGGTGTGAGTCAGTGTTGACACCCGACCGGGAGGCGCGACCACCGCTCCCTGCGCCCGGCAGGTAGTGGTCTCTCAAAATAGATGGCCCTCTGAACCTACCCCCAGGACTGACTAGACTGACCTTACCACCCCCATGGACCCCGGCCCCGCCTGTTAAACGGTGCCAATGCGGTCATTTAGGGGGTATTTCGGACCAATAAATGCCTAATAACCGGCCTGTAAAACTCAGGAATTTCTCAGGTATACTTGTTATAGGTGTATGACTAGTCCCACCTTGCCTAGCCTCCTCTCCTGGTCACGTCCCACTCTCCCCCCGGTGGTTGACGTGGCCGTATTTCTTCTTCTTTTCACATAGATCCCCACCGATTAACAAAGGAGTCACGCGTGCGCGGTGATGTCATCCTCTTCAAGAAAACCAATAACCCTGTGGATTGGGCAATTGCCACGGGGACCGGTGGCCCCTATGTCCACACCGAGATTGATCTGGGGAATGGACAACTGATCGGGGCGCACTTTACCGGGATCGTTCTGTATAATGGGGTCCCGGCTCCTGATAATACCTCTCGTTTTAGTCCTCCGGCCTCTCCGCAGGACCTTGAATACGGCCTAGCCTGGGCCATCCAACAGGTAGGGAAGCAATATGGTTGGTCAGACATTGCGTCGAATGTGCTCAAGCTGTGCGGTCTTCGGATTGAATTTAGCGAACCGGGGCATTGGGATTGTTCGGACTTCGTTACAAGGTATCTTACGGTCGCACGGGCAGCCAGTCCCCTCGGAAAGCTCTCAGAAGACCCCGGACTCGTCTCTCCCAACGACCTTGCACGAGCCTTCAACGTCAGATAGTTGGCATCTGGACTTCTCCAAGTTCCCCAACGCTCTATCCCATTTCAATACAGGGATGGAACAAGGCTTGGAACAGGCTATTAAGGATTTAGAGACCGATTTCGGGATGCGAAAGGACGATGATGCCCAAAAAGACCCCAAAACTGACGGATAAAGCCTTTGATGACCCGCTGACCTTCATCACCACCTTCCTGCGCCACCCAGATGGGTCGGAAATCGAACCACATGAGGCTCAAATAGAAATTATCAATAGCTTTATGGGTGGTGTCTTTGATCTGGTGATTGCGGCGGGTCGTCAGTTTGGTAAATCGACGGTCCTGGGCTGGTTGGTGGTCTGGTATCTCCTGCATTTTAGTAACCGGCATGTCTATATTGTGGCCCCGTCTCTGGATCAAGCCAGAATTATCTATGATGAGGTGGCCCGACACTTCGAGGGACCACTGCGGGTCATGCTCAAAAAGAAGCCGATTGACTTCCCGTTCCCACATCTGGAGCTACTAAACGGCTCACATGTACATGGACGTGGATCGAATAGCCCAAAGTACCTCCGGGGAAAGTTAGTGCATCTACTCATTGAAGACGAAGCTGCATATTTCAAGGATGGTATTCACCCGAACACTATCGAGCCAATGTTCACGGTCACGAGCCGCATGGACCACACGGGGATCATACGAATTAGTACCCCGTTTGGACAGGGAGACTTCTTCGATGGTGCAATGGCGGCTCAGGCGGATCAATCCGGCAAATCGAAGTTCCTGCACTACACGTCACTTGACAATCCATACGCAAACCGAGTTCTATTGGATCGACTTCGGGACCGCTACGGTGAAAGTTCTCTCATCTGGCAAACGGAGTATCTGGCGGAGTTCGCCGACTCGGATCTGGCGGTCTTCAACAGCCAGGACATCAAATGGTCATATCAAAACTACCCGTACCAGACTGAACAAGGCAAAATTACATATCCGATCTCACCGCTGGCCGGACATCGATACGTCCAGGGGGTAGACCTAGCGAATATGCGGGACTACTTTGTTGCTACGACACTGGATACATCTGATCCTCGACTGGCTGTACAGGTTCGTCACGACCGGCTTCAAAAGCGTGGCTATGCAGCCTACAAAGGTATTATTCGCTCCAACTATTCCGCCTATAACAGTGCCCGCACACTTGTTGACTCTACCAGCCTGGGGGAGTCCGTCGTTGAAGATTTGCGGGACATTGGGGCCGAAGGCTATAAATTTAGTGGTTCCGAGGCTAAGTACGATATTGTCCACAACCTTGTCAGGATGTTCAATGAACACCGCATTGTCATTCCCTATCAGCGGGAACTGATTGATGAGGTTCGGTTCTTTCAATACAAGATCACGCCAAGTAAGAACATCCGTATGGAGGCACGAGAAGGACATGACGACTATGTGATGTCCCTTTCCCTCGCTGGACAACTGGCATCCCAACCCCTCTTCACCGGCTTTTTCCAGGGAGTGGATATCACGAACCTCGGTAATCCGGCACCCCGAAAACTCCCCCCTAATTATGACCCCTTTAAGGATGACGAATGACCACCCGATTAACAAAAGCACTCCAGAACTGGCTCCCCCTCCAAAAGGCGGGCGCTCGTGGCACACTATCTGGGTATGTCATGGGTGTTGCATCCGAATGGGGCCAGCCGATGCCACAGGTTGCGGCCTCCGATGCCAGTGGCCTCATCACCCCCCAAAGGATGCGGGAGATTGTCCTCAAGACCTCCACAGCCGGGGCTGCGATGAATAGTGTTCTGGACTATGCCGGTGGTGTCCCTATTGGCCTCCGCAATGTGGACGCTGCCAAGCCTCTCCCCAAGGCTCAAGCTGCGAAGATCCGCAAGATGCTTAACCGCCCGAACCCCACGCAATCCCGTCGTCAATTCTTGCTCGCATTGATGCGCGATGTTTTTACCTTGGGTTTTGGTGCGGTGGAGATTGAATATGATACCGGAGACTATCGCACGGGCAAGCCTGTCGGTCTCTGGGTCATGGATGCTGCGCGCTTACGCATCGACTTTGATGAGCATGGCACTATTCTCGGCTATGACATGTTGGATGCCCGTGGGATGCCAATTATTGATGAACATACCCTCCCTAAAGATGGCGTGCGCTTTGATCAGGGATTTCCCCATGGCCCAAACATGGGGGCAATGAGCACGGACCCCAATGCCCCTGGTCCGCACGGCTGGGAACCAGAGGAAGTGATCCTGTTTAGTCTCAACCCGATGTCCGAGTCAGTCTATCCGTATTCACGGGTCAGCCAACTCTTTACGGCGGCGGTGATTGAGGACATGATGATGTTTTTCATCAGCCAACGCTTCACCGACTCGAATATTCCCTATGGCGTGATGGACCTGGGGGATGTCACGGAACAAGAACTCAAAATAGCGATTGCCAACTGGAATGCCCAGGCGGACCAGAGCCATCACATTCTGTTAACCGGGAGTAAGGGGTCAAAATGGTTTCCCTTCGGTTATCACCTCAAGGACCTGGAGGCGACACAGCTTCTAGGGGAAGTGCGCATGAAAATCATGGGCATCCTGGGGGTCACGATGAACGAACTAGGGGAAAGCCAGGATATCAATAAATCCAATGGCTATAACCTCTCCTTCACCTTCAAGAAACGAGCGATTGAACCCCTCCTCAATGAAATCGTTGAAACGCTGACGGCTCGGTTACTCTGGGATACCTTTGGCTATGATGATCTAGAGTTCTATTATGACGAGATTGACTCCCGTGATGATCTGGTGCAGAGCCAGATTGATGACAGCTATCTCAAAATGGGCGTCCTGACAATCAATGATGTGCGTAACCGCAAGGGCTTGCCCAACATCCCTGGTGGTGAAGTCAACTCTGTCTTCACTGGTAGTGCCTGGGTCCCCGTGGACATGATCACTGACCTTGCGGAGATGATGCTCAAGGTGGAAGAAGCAGCGGCCATGACGAACCCGTCAGCGGCCATGACTGGACCAGACAGCACATCCGCCGTGCGTGAGCATATCAGTAGTCCGAATAGTCCGTCTCAAAACCCATCACCGTCTAACAAAACGCAAGGGAAGCCCGCTGGCACCAAACCAGAGGGGAAAGTCCACGCCGCTCGGAGTGTGACAGGGAGCAAGAAAAATGAGTGACCTTTATATTGAGAAAGTGGCCCATGTGGACTTGACGCCCAACCTCTATTGGAAGTCGATGTCCCAGAAAGAGCGTGATGCTGCACCAACTCATTGTGGCCCGGATGGTAGCTATCCTCTTGGACCAGGATGTGCTCATGTGGCTGCTGCTCGACATCTGGCAAAAACAGGCCACGGGGCGAACCCCGCCAAGATCTTGAGGTGTGTGGAAAGTTATGCCAGTAAACATGGTTGCTAATGTCCTCGGTAAGTCCTGGCTCATTAAGAAAGCCTGGACCAATGACGATGGCAGCGTCAACATTGAAGGATGGGTCTCCACCAATGACCAGGATATCGAAAAGGATATCCTGGAACCGGAAGCATTCGCTGGTAGCTTAGAGGGCTATTTTGCCCGTGGTGCCCCAATCAGCAGTGAACATAACACGGATGATCTTCCCGTTGGCTATATGATCAAAGCGGCCTTGGTTCGTGACGGTCACATCTTTCAGGAAGCCTCCAACTCCCGGTATACCCCAACTGATTTCAAATACTTCGATGGAACAGGCACCGGCTGGTATGGCCTGGGAGTCATTGATGAAGAACGCTCCTCTGTAGCGGTCCAAAAGGGCAAGCTCTCCTCCTTCTCCTGGATAGGCATGCCCAAAGCCTGGGAACCTCTCCCTGGTGGAGGCCGACACTTTAACCAGCAAGGGGCCATTGATCCGCTCCTGGAAGCCACCGTTACAGCCTATCCAATAAACCCTACGGCAGTGATGCGGATTGCCAAAGCTCACGGTTATCCGGTTGCAGCCCCTCGACCTCGTTTAGTGCTCACCCGTGAAGGTGTTGAGCGTCTATTAAGGAATGAACCACATGGGAATAACTAACCCTGACCTGCCTCAAAACCCAGAGACCCAACAAGACCTGCTTGAACAGCTTCTTGCCGGGGCTGCCCAACGGGAAGCACGCAAAGTGGCAGAGGAACAACTCCAAAAGGGAAGCGTCACCAAAGCTGAATTTTCTAGTGCTCTGGGTGAGTTCAAACAGACCATGCTCGCTGAATTGGCGGGCCTCTTACAACAAAAAGCCACCTCCCCAGAACAGACCCAGGACACCGATCAAGAAGAAGAGGAACCTGAGCCTATTCAGAAGGCCGGGCGCAAGGGCACGATCCCTCCCGCCCAAGACCCACGAGATGCCAATCCCTTGCAATACCTTCTCCAAAAAGCGCGCAGTGGTGGCGACTATGATGAAACAGACAAACAAATCATCTGGGCGCTGACCGTACGTGGTTTAACCGCTGGAATGTCCACTGCTGATGTTGATGGTGAAGACTTCGGTGATCGTTAGTTAGTTAAAGGAACCCTCACATGCCTCTCTCCACAGACGCCCTAATCAAAAAGGCGTATACTGGTACAACCACCTCGAACTTGACCCAGATTATCCCCCAACTCTGGGCTGCTCAAATGGAACAGAACATGCGCAGGCGTGCGGTTCTGGAACAGAGTCTCGTGGTCAATACGGACCTCATGTACCCGAATGCTGGTGATCGTGTCTTCATCCCCGCGCTTCCTGATATCACGTCAGCCGATGCGTTGACTGAAGGAACAGACATGACGGTCTATGCTCTCTCCAATGCGGCGAGCATTCCGCTGATCCCAACTGAATATGGTAAAACCATCTCGATCACCCGGAAAGCTCTGGACCGGATCAAATATGACGGAATGTCCGCTATTGTTGATCGATTGGCCTATTCAATGAGCATGCGTATTGAGAGCAATATCGCCTCCCTCTACAATGCCACGGCAGCCTCAGCCCTTCCAAACGCGCAAACCGTCTTTGGTGGTTCTAGTGTCACGACTATTCCGACGATGTATCCGAATGGTCATACCACCTCGAACATCGTCTCGACGGATACGATGAATGCATCGATGCTCTCACAGGCCGTAGCGATGATGCAGCAATATGATAATGTGCCCATGCCAGATGGGAACTACTGGCTGTACATGGCCCCGGATGCCTTCCAGGCTCTGATTATGGATCAAAATATCCGTCAGGACTTGCGGTATGCGGCTCCTGATCGCTTGATCAATGGAGACCAGGGCGTTATCTATGGCATCCGCATCATTCTCACAAACTACATCCCCACGTCCAACGAGGGTGCCAGTTCAGCCGTTCCCGTCCGCAACAACCTGTTGGTCTCCCCACGTTGGGCTGCTATTGCGTACAAACGTCGCCCGGAGGTTGTGGTAGACCCCACCTTGTATGACATGGGTCGTCGTCGCCAGTTTGGTGCTACGGCGGACTTTGATATCGAACTGTTACACCCAGAGCGTGCGATTGTCATCAAAACCGCGAAACAATTCTAATGGCGAATAGTGAGTGGGGGTGGCTGGCTCTCCTGGGGCTAGCTATCCTCATTGCCCTGCTCTATTATGCTGTTTTTGTCCTGCACTTTTAAAAGGAACACCTATGACCTGGACTACTCAAGCCTATTGCACGCTTGCGGATGTGAAAATGGCTCTTGCCTATCTCCAGGGCACGCAGGATGATGACTACCTCTCTAGTCTGATCCTACAGGCGCAAGCAGACATAGACCGGGAAGTCGGCTATGCCTTCCAACAGGATGGGACTGTTGATAGCCCTGCCACCCGCTTCTATGATGGTGAGGGCCAGGAGCGTCTGTTCATTGATGATCTGATCACACTGACACAGGTGTTAGAGAGCAATAGCTCAACCATCTTTAGTGCCAATGCCACCTGGGAGGAGGTCACGGCCTCACCGGTGGATATCACAGCGGATGTCATTCTCAAACCCAATAATACGATCCCGGCCTTTATTCTTCAGCGCAAATCCCAGTATACCTTTGAACCGGGAGTCCAGAACTATCAGGTGTCCGGTATTTTCGGACAACCGATCTTAGCCGGTCAGGTCTATCCGGGTGTCCCCAATGATATCATGCGGGCTACTATCCGATTAGTCACCCACTACTACATGATGCGGAGTTCTTCCTATGCGGATATTGTCCAGGATCATGGCGGGGTGCGCGTGCGCTATACCAAACAGATGCCCCCGGATGTCTTAGAAATCGTGCAGCGATACAAGCGGACCCTGTTTATTGGGAGGTGGAACTAATCGCTAGCTATATCAATCTGGTGGCAGGAACCGGTGGGATCATCAATACCGATGTCTGGGCAACCATTGATGAGCAACTACATGCACACTCCGATGAACTGGGTCAAACCCTGCAAACGCTGGTTCAAAACCTGACCCCAATCCGTACCGGTGCGCTCGTAATGGACATTTCCTATGAAGCCTACTTAGATCCCGGTGGGGTAGGAGCGGATATTGCCTATGTCTATGCGGAAGAAGTGGAACAACAAGCCTACTGGAATAGGGTCTATGTCCAATACCAGGAAGGTGGCATTCTGGGTGAACCGACCTACACCAACGATCCGCACGAGATGTTCTATGGGGTGGCTACCGGGGATGGACTAGACCAGACGCAGATGTGGGCGGAGACCTGGGTGCAGTATGCGATTGACCTCTGTCTGGCTGGTGCTGGTATCCCGGCCAAGATCCCCATCACCGGACTTCCCACCCCCTAACCGCTTAACAAAAGGAGCAATGCTGATGGCTGTCAACTGTCAGGTCTGTGGTGTTTCGATGACCACGGCTGAACGCACTGCCAATCGCCGGGGACAAGCTGGCAACTGGCATTATGATTGTGAATATCTGGATGACATGCGGGCCAAGGTGCTCGTGGCTGATCCTTTTCTGGCGGCGGAAATACAGAAGTCCCAGACGAAGCTGACCGCCAAGAAAGGTGGGCAGGCCACCAACTTCCCCTAAGCCGGACGCGGAACGGGGAAGAGCCGGCTCATTTATTAAACGGTGGGAAGAGACCAAGAAAAATCCCTCTCTGTATGACCAGAGAGGGAAAAGGGGACAGTCGTCGTCTTCATCGTCTTCCACGCGGAAGGCAGAATATCCCCCCGGCAATAGACTGACTGACGAGACTGACTGACTTTAGACTTTATCTATAGATCAGTCTGTAAACTTACTGTCTACAGTCTATAACAATTGAGACCTGTTAGCTTATTCCCGAAAAAGTGTTAGCTGGCCCGAATTTCGTGTTATCTGAAAAAGTCTAATCTTTCTCAGGTTCTCAGCGTTTTCTCAGATCCAGTTAACACCTACCACAAAAGCAGTTAACACATGCCTGGACCGTTTACCCCCGCTGATGATTATGTCACGCCGATTGTGCATGAGATTGCCCTCCTCATCCAAGCCCAGATCCCCAGTGTGACGACGGTGTATGAGACCTTGCCGGACCAACCTGCACAGGATAATTCGGTAGTGTTGCCCCTGGTGGGAGCCAAAGTGCTTGGGGATACCAATGGCAAGCTCAAAATCGCCCTCAATTTCGGGATGCGTCATGTTTTCCGGCGTACCAATATCTCCGAGGCGATTAGCCGTGCGTATAGCTATGTGATGCCCTGGATGAACTTTCTCTCGGCCTGGAATAACCAGACCCTCAATGGGCTGGCTATCGAGGTGTCAGCGAAGGCTCTCCAGATCACCCAACATACAGAGGCGGGTATCCCAATGATTGCGCTGGTGATCACCTTTGAAGTCCTCACCGAGTTCAATATCCCTCTTGATTAAGGAACACAAATGGCAATTAGTAAAAAGACCTGGACGGGCATCGCACGAGAGACCACGCCAGGAACCGCCGTGATGACCCCCTCCAAGTTTATTCCCACCAAGACCACATTTAAGGGTGGTAAAAAGCGGGAATACTTGAATGAGGAACGCGGAGACCGGAACGCCAACTATGGGGTTGTGGACTCCGTACGCCAATCCTCGGTGGACATGAAGGGCCCGTATTATAATGATGTCAGCCCGATCTTATTCTGGGCAGGCATGGGCCTCCCCACGACCACCCAACCGGCCATCTCCACTGACCCCACTGTCTATAAACATACCTTCAACCTCGCAGATGTGCCTCCTTCGTATACGATTAATCGCAGTCTGGATGCTGTCACCTATTATGTGCCCTATTCGGTGTTAGAGAAGTGGACCCTCCACTTTACCACGGATGGCAAGCTCCTCGAACTGGATGGCACATGGCTCGGTCTCTGGGCGCAGACCAATGCTTCCCCACCCACCCCGACCTATTCCACCTTGCTCCCCTTTGCTGGTTATGCCCCGACCATTAAGTTTGTGGATAACGTGGTCTCTACGGACGTGACGGATCTTCAGATTGATTATTCCCAGAAGATCACCCTCTGGTATCCGGCCAATGGCACCCAGGACTTTGTCACGGTCTATTATGGTGAACGGGATCTCAAATGTGAGTTTACCGCTCGGTTTGATAACACGACGATCTATGACCGATGGCGCAATAATACCAATGACTCCCTCACGTTGGACTTTCAGGGTCCCGTCATCTCGAACACCTATCATCAGGAACTCAGTATCAACCTGCCGACGATCAGTTATGATACGGTGGAGCATGATACCGGGAAAGATAACGTGATGATTAAGGCCAAGGCTACAGCCCTCGTGCCTCCTGGGTCTTCGCTCATCACCGGCTTTGTTCAGAATACCGTTGCCTCTTACACCGCTTAACTTGGAAAGGACACAGGCTATGGCAGATAACGCATTCCTCTGGGAGGACTATTCGGCTGACCCTTCAGATCGGGGGGTCAGCATTCAGATTGAGCACCACGGCAAGGACCTCCCCTTCCGCATCCGTCGTTCCCTCACGATTGATGAGCGTCAACGGGCCAATGAAGCGGCCATTGAAATCCAGATTGACAAGAATGGCCTGCCCATCATCACCAAACAGGACCAAGCGGCCTATACCAAGGAGATCGTGTTAATCGGTTTGAAGCACTGGCCGTTTGAATACTCCCCTGGAAAGCCAGTTCCGTTGACCCGTGCCAACATTCTCAAGCTGGATGGTTCCTTGTTGGACAAACTAGCGGCGGCTATCCTGGGGGCAACGGAGGTCAAGGCAGAACAGTATGACCCTTTCGGGAGTCCGTCCGTCGCAGCCTTATCGACGGAGGAAGTGCCAAACCACAAATAGACATCCGGGCCTTTGCCTTCCGGTATGCCTGCTATACCGAGTTTGGTTGGAACCCCAAAGAAGTGGGCATGCTGACGGAGGAAGAAGCGATGTATCTGGCGGTGGTTTTTGAGGAAACCGGAGCCTATCAATATAAGAAGAACAAGGAGATGGAGTCCCGGTCCGGTGGATCGAACTCCTCTCCGGCGCAAGCTGGTCTCAAGCCGGGGTTTGACGAGATTTTCAGCTTTGGGGAGGAAGACACCAATGACTATTGGGATAAGACCGAGGTGGACTAACCGGACCACCGCTTAACTACAAGGAATTAAGACATGGCAGGTACAGCCGATATCGGCATCCGTATCTTCCTGGATGATGTAGCCTCGGCGGGATTGGGCCAGATTAACGGCCTGCTCTCCCAGATGTACCGTAACCTCCTCTCGAATGGTCTCGGTATCCAGGATCTAGGGGCCAAGATAGCCACACTTGGCGTCCTGGGTGGGTTCGCTACCACCTTTGGCTTGTTTACCGGAGCCATTAAACAATCAGTGGATGCCGCCTCTGAATTTCAGCAAGCGATCTATAATCTGGCGGTCTCCACGCATACCTCGATGGATGTCGCTACCCAATATGCTGATAAGCTGATGAACTTGGCAGCGACCTCGACATATACCACCACGGACATTGCCAATGGTGTTGCGGTGCTCGGTCGTTCTGGCTACACCCTTCAGGACATCATGAATGGCATGGCTCAGGCTGGTATCGACCTGGGGATTGCCACGCGCTCTACGGCTGTGCAGGGGTTTAGTCTCCTGGCTCAGGCGATGTCAGCGATGCAGGCTCCGGCATCCCAGGCGCTTCAATATGCAGACCTCCTCCAATTCGCCTATGAACACCAAACTGGGTCGGTCTCACAACTCCAATCCGCCCTCTCACAAGTCACCCCTGCGGCTGAACGTCTCAAAGTCCCATTTGATCAGGTCGTGGCTTCCCTAGATGTGCTAGGGCCAGCGATGGGCAATACGTCTACAGCCGGGACCGCTTTGCGTTATGCCATGGCAGCTATCACGGCTCCTACAGCTACGGCCTTATCCGCCTTGGCGTCTGTGGGTTTGGTGACAGTCAGTGCCACGAACCCGGCTGTGAAAGCCCTGGGTCAGTCCTTAATCAGTACCGGAGCGCAATCTGCACAGTTCGTAGAGCAGAATGATACCACGGTCAAGGGCTTACAAGCAATGTTCACGGCGGCTCAGAATGCCGGGTTAATTTCTCTGGATACCAAGTTTGAGGAATGGGCCACGTCCACCAAGGCCGTTCAGAATGCCTTCTATAATGCCAATGGCACCACCAAGGACTGGACGACAGATCTTCAAACGCTCTCTCAAGCGACCAAGGGCATGAATAGCGCGGAACTCTCGGCCTTCCTCAAGGATGTGTTTTCGGTGCGCGGTGGACAGGGTATCCAGGACCTCCTGGAAAACCTGCAAAAATACAATGGTTACATGAAGACCCTGAACCAGACGCAGGATAATGCCGGGGGTGTGACGCAACGGTGGCAAGAGCAAATGAAAACGCTCTCTGGTGCCACGGCAGGTCTCAAATCCTCCTTGACGGACCTGGGGGTGGTGATTGGCACACCCTTCCTCTCTGAACTGGCCTCTGGTGCCACCAAGCTCAATGAGTTTATCTCCCATATTCGTACCCTGGCGCTGGCACATCAGCAAGCCCTACCGACCTTCTTGATGATGGGAACGGCGCTGTCCGGGATCGGGCTCGTGATTGCTATTGTGGTCATGGGCATTATGGGCCTTCTCTCCCCCTTGTTACTTATTCCGGTGGTTATTCTCGGTGTAGTCGCTGCCTCTGTGCTGTTGGCAGCGGGACTCACAGCTTTGGTGATGTGGATCAGGAATGCCGCTACCACCTCGACGCCCCTCGGCAACGTGCTACGGGCTATCGGGTCTGAGTTCAAGAGCCTGGGGTCTTTCATTGGATCGACCTTCAGTTCCACCTTCCAACAACTGGGAAGCTGGTTTCATAATCTGGGGGTCAATGGGCAATCTCTGGGGACCGTCTTGCGCGTCCTGGGTGCCATCTTTGGTGGCGTGATTGTCGTGGCTATTGGTCTGGTGGTCGGGGCACTCCGAGCCTTGGTCCAGGGGATTGCTTCGCTCATCCTGGGGATCGGCATGATCCTGGGTGGGTTGGTCCTTACATGGTCCGGTGTCTTTAATATGATCATCGGCATCGTCAAGGCATTCATTGGCCTCTTTGTTGGTCTCTTCACGGGTAACTGGTCGATGGCTCTGGCAGGTGTGAAGCAGTTTGGGACTGGCTTCATGCAACTCATCAAAGGTGTGTTTTCGGTCGTCCTCGGTCTCATTGTCGCCACCTTTGGCACCATCGTCAGTGCGGTCTCCACCTTCGTTATGGGAGTGATTAACTTCTTCACCCATCTGGCAACGGTGTTGGTGGGGCACTCGATCATCCCGGATATGATGAACGCCATCCGCAATGTCTTCATCAATATCTTTAATGCCATTGTTGCCTTCATTGTGGGCATCATTAACCAGATTATCAACTGGTTTACCACCCTGGGATCACGCGTGGTCTCGGCGGTGACTGCCGCTTTTAACCTCTTCCGTACTATAGTGTCCACGGTAGCCACAGCGGTCTTGGTGTTGATCATCAATCTGGTGGCGAGTGGTATCAGTCACATTGAGTCCTTCGGTTCCAATATCGTTTCCGGGGCCAACAATGCCTGGAGTAGTTTTCGCAATGCCATCTCGAACGGCATCAATAATGGCCTGAACCTGATCCGTGGTCTGCCACAACAGGCCATCAATGCCCTGGGAAACCTGGGTAGCATGCTCTTTAACTCTGGGGTCACAGCGATGCAACAATTCGCAAATGGACTGGGATCAGCTATCAGTGCGGTGACACAGAAGGTCCAGGATGCGGCTGGACAGGTAGCAAACTTCCTGGCGCACCACTCACCGGCTAAAATGGGACCGTTGGCGGATGATGATAAATGGATGCCGAATATGATGCGCATGTTTGCCAGTGGGATAGCCGAGAATGCTCCGTTGTTAACCGGTGCGGTCAATCAAGCGGCTGGTGGCATTGCTGGTGCTCCGGCCTTGAACCGCATGTCTGCATCAAGCGGTGGCATCGCAGGCGGCAATGCCAATGGTGTCCAGACCATTAATCTGGTGCTGGATGGCAATACCATTAGTCAGGTCGTCTTGAACCAACTCACAGGCCAGATGCAAATGAATGGTCTGGGGAGGGCCTTTAGATAGATGGCATTTCAAATACTCATGGCCGGACAGGATATCACAGCCTATGTGGACCAGTTCAGTCTGGACATCCATGACAGTCTTGGTCAAGGTGCCGGAGCCGGAAACTCCGGTGCCACCCAGGGCAGGGCTGCAACCTTCAAGTTCAATACCTCCCTGGGACCGATGAGCACAGCGATAGGTGCCGGACAGACGATACCCTCTGGGGGCAGGCCAGTCCTTGTTCGACAGGGTGAAGTAATTATTAAGGACGCTTCTGGTATAATTGTATTTGGAGGGTTTGCTACCAAGTATACCGATACCACGACCTCGGTCCTGGGGCAAACTAAGCAGAACTTTACCACGGTCGAGGGGATTGATTATTCCACCAGCCTACAGCGCGTCTTGATCAACGAAATCTTTACGGGAGGAACGGATGTTGCCATCCTCCGGTATCTGATCAATCGGTATGCGTCCTGGATCAATCTCCAATACCTTCCAGCCAATGCCGCCTATACCTTTGAGACAAAAAATTTCCGCAACGTGACCCTCGAAGTTGCAGTACAGACAATAGCTGGTATTACGGGCTATTTGTTGTTTGTGGATTATCAGAAAAATCTGCATTATATCCCACCCACCCAAGCCTCCTCTGCGCCCTTTAGTCTGACGACGAACCCCGACTTTCATCTGAGCTTCCCCCATAGTGTGGTGGAATACCTTGTGGATGATAATAGTGCGATTAATCGGGTCTTCTTCTATGGTGGTCAGAAGCTCTCGAATGACTTCTACCAGGATCTTAGCCCGCTTGCGAATGGGTCAAATACCCTGTTTCCACTCGCCTATTATCCGTCCAAGATGTCGGATGGGCAATACCACATCACCGTCAACGGGGTAGCCCAGGTGATTGGGATCAGTGGCACAGCGGATCAACTCATCAGTCAGGGTGGCACCTGCAATCTGATCCTGGATGTGGGTGGAAAGACCATCACCTTTGATGTGGCCCCACCAGCAGGCGCGACGGTCCTGGCGGGCTATCGCTATTCCTATCCCCTCTCCTTGGTGTTGACAGATGAGACCAGTCATCAGTTCTTTGGCAATCCATATCTGGATGGTAGTGTTGATGATAATACCATCTTCGATCTACCCACAGCGATCCAGCGATGTAAAGTGATGTTAGCCCAACAGTCCTTGGGCCTCATCTCCTTGAAGGTGGACATCTATAAAGGGGGCCTCCAATCGGGGATGACCATCAAAGTCGTCAACCCCTTGCGGGGGATCAATGCCACCTATCTGGTACAGGACGTGGAATATGCCCCCTTAGGAGCCGGGAACTTTGTCTACCATGTCTCATTAGGGGCCTGGAATTGGAACTTGATTGACTATCTATTAAAGCTCCCCACGCTCTCGACCTTCCAGGATGACCAGACGGACACCCAGGAAACCATTCAGATTACCAGCGGGAATAATGCCAATGTCCAGGTGACAGTGACCACAGCTACCCGTTCCACGCAGACTGGCGTGTATTATGCCAGAACGACACCAACAGGAGACGGACATGACGCTTATCCAGGCTTCTCTACCATTGCCTCCTAACTTCCCACCGCTTAACCACCGAGCAGTCATCAGCGCCCAATGGCTGATCAAGGAGCGTGAAGAGGGCCTCTGGGTGCCCAAGCGCCAGTTCCACAACCTGCTGACGAACTATGGGATCACCGCCCATGCCGCCGCGCCCTCTGGTCAATATACGCCGCCGATCTATTTAGTGCTCAACTCTGTATACACCACCTTCAATCTAGCCACGCTGGCGGGTGTCACCTCTGTTCAGTTAAACGGTGATCCGACGCTGACCGGGGATACACAACTCGTGCTCTCTGCTGGTCTCTCTGCACAGGAAGTCGTCACCATCACAGGCCCGGCTACGGTGGTGGGTGGGGTCTCTACCTTTAGCCTGACTGCCCCGACAGTCAATGCCCATGCCCTTGGTGATCCTGTGGTTCGGGAAGTGACCACCAATGATACGATGGCGGTCGTGACCAATGAACTGCAATATGACCCAATTTATAATGCCAATACGCGCATGGCCATGAGTGCAGCGTATTCCGGTGGCACCGGCATGAATACGATGCAGTTCTTCTTTGCCGGGAGTGCCCTGACCAATGCCTTCATCTCCCATGTCGGCCTCACCGAGCAAGCGGCGATAGGGGCGATGAATGCGAACCTGCACAACTATGCCCCTCTAGGCTACAACCATAACAACACGAATGATGTGGAGATTGATGTCAACTACGCCCTCCAGATCTTCTAAGAAGGAACAACATGCCACTCACCCTGCGTTCCAATGGCTCCGGGGGTTCCAATATCATTACCTCCAGTTGGTTCAACGACTACTACAACCTGCTGACTGGTTCCATGCAGGACCAGAATGTCATTGTCAAAAACAACATCTCAGCAAAAGCCATCGCTGCGGGTCCCTCTAGTGCCCCCACCACTGCCCTGGCGTCTGGGACCAGCCTGGGGATTGGCCTCTATGTCTATGCTTATACCTATGCTTCTGCTGATGGTGAGACCCTGATTTCCCCTACGGTCTCTGTGACAACGACCTCTGGCAATCAGAAAGTGACCCTCTCTGGCATCACCGTAGGACCGACTGGCACTGTTGCCCGCAAGGTCTATCGTACCATTGTCGGTGGTGGAACAGCCTATAAGCTGGTGGCGACCATAGCGGATAACACCACGACGACCTATACGGATACCACAGCCGATGCCAGTCTGGGAGCCACAGCACCGATTAACTCAACCTTCGGTGGGGCCTTCAAGCTCTTTAACTCCTCGAACACCCTGACCTTTCAGGCATCCCATGATGGCAATCTGTTAGTCGGTGGCGGCAAGATTGGCTCGACCTATACCGGGGACATGCTCGATGCCTCGGATGGCAATAACCTGAACATCCGTGCGCTCTCCTCCGGTGGCATCATCCACTTCCAGCGTGCCTCTGGTATCGGCGGAACTCCAGTCGATGTCGGTCAAATCTCTGATGGTGGAGGCATGCTCCAATCCCGTGGACTGTTTGGACGCATTGGCTATAACCCCATTATTGATGCCTCCAATGGGAATGACACCTATATCTATGCGGTCGGCGGTGATGCCCATTGGGTCCGTATCACCGGGACCAATGCCTCTCAGGACTGGCTCAAAATCGAGAATGGCGGCATCCATATTATGCCCAATAATGCCAGCACCAACAGCTTCATCGCCTTCGGGGTGGGTCTGGGGTTCAAACAAGAAAATGGCACCAAGCTGGCAGAGATCCGGGCCAATGGGAACTATGTCATCAAAGGGTCCTACCAGACGCTTTCCGCCAGTGCCAGTATCGCCACGGGTCTTGCCTTTGATACCTTTGACTTTGCCGAAATCTATGAGGTGGATCAGGTCTATGCTCCCGGCACCATCGTCTGTCCCAGTGATGGCAATCCCTATATTGCGCAGTGTCCGCATGCGGGATGTAACCTTGCCGGAGCCATCGTGCAACTGCCAGGGTTTGGTCTGGGCGTCCCCAATGTCCCGGATGGAGATACCATCTATAATCAACCCTATGATGATACCCTACCGTATACCCAATATGTCTCCATGGGTGGCCGTATTCTGGTCCAATGTTCGGGCACAATCCCCGAACGAACCTATGTGGTCTCGGATGGGGCAGGCAAAGTACGCGCAGCCACCTCAGCCGATACTGGATTGACCGCGCTTGGCGTTTCGATTACGGCGGGGCCGGATACCAATGGCATGGTCGCCATGCTCATTCGCCCCACGCAGTTAAACTAACGGTAAACTAAAGGAGCTAGCATGCACCGCCATCACCTCGACCATCCCGATCAATATGGTAATCCCGTCATCATTCTCCCCAATGAAGACTTAGCTGATTTACGTATGCAGCAGACTATGATCCAACAAGCCCAACACACCCTGGCTAGCTTACAGCGTACATTTATAACTACGGTTGAAATGAGATACAATGTGGACCTTGGTACGGGAGATTGGGAGATGGATATCGAGAAAGGACTTCTTCGTCATGTCTCCCTCTCAGAACCCGAACCAGCATAAGGGTGATGAACATGTGCCCGATGTCTCGGATATCATTTCGGTACTCCGGGACAATCGGGATGCCCTGTTCAGACAGATCAATGACTTGGACCATAAGCTCGATGAAATCCCGGACAAACTGGACCAGATCCG